AACAAAAACTGGGTATATAAAAGATACGTAGTTGAAAAGAAAAGTGTTCTTCAAATGGCTATGGAAGCAAAGTGCTCTCATATGACAATTCAAAGAGCGTTAGAAAGATTTGATCTTATTAAGAAACCTAGAAAGTGGACTAAGTAATGGATTTTCTAGATTATGATTGTGTAACCCTTGAAGCTTCATCAGAAGAAAATGTAGGGGCTATACCAGTTTTAATTTATCCTGTTATTAATAGATTTGATTTACTAAGAAAATCTTTAGCAGCAATTGATCATCCTATAGATGAAATTTTGATTATTAATAATAGTAAAGATGATATAAATACATTTGGACTTGTAGAAGAATTTCCACACCTTAATTTAAGAATATTAGATTTGCCTTCAAATCTTGGATGCTCTGGTTCCTGGAACCTTGGAATTAAATTATATCCGCATGCTCCTTATTGGATATTTGGGTCTGCTGACACATCACCAAATCCAGGAACACTTAGAGAGTTTGCAGCACAAAGTAAAAGTGATAGAGCAGTATTTATTCAAGGTGTTCAGTTTAGTTTGTTTAGCATAGGTGAAGATATTGTAGCTAAAACAGGTTTATTTGATGAGTATATCTATCCAGCATACTACGAAGATGAAGATTATACTGATAGATTTTACCTTGATGGTTTTAAGATACATCTATTGTCAAGTGTTTCTGCTGATACTGGTGGAGTTTCACAAACAATTAAAAGTGATAACACGTTTCAGTGGATAAATGATAATATAAGCCATATTGCAAATCGTGAATATTTTGATAATAAAAAAACAACAGGTGACTATACACCAAAAGGTTGGGATATTAAAAGAAGAAGACAGAATGAATGGATAAGATAATGATACCTGTACTAATTATTCCAGTTTTAAATAGATATGATTTGCTTGATCAAGCATTAGAGTCTATAGATTATCCGATTGACGAAATTATTATTGTTAATAATGGAAAAGAAAAGTATGAATCTAAACTAAAGCATTTAAACGTTAGAGTTCTAAATTTACCTTCAAATCTAGGTGTTTCTGGTTCTTGGAATCTAGGAATTAAACTATATCCTCATGTACCCTATTGGATATTTTCATCTGCAGACTTAAAGTTTGGAGAAGGTTCATTAAAAAAGTTTGAAGATTATGCAAGTTCTGGAAACCACGTAAAGAGTAATGCTTCTTACAGTTGTTTTTCAATTGGTGATGCTATTGTAGAAAAAATAGGATTGTTTGATGAGTATATTTATCCTGCATATTTTGAGGATAATGATTATGATGACAGGATGGTTTTGGCGGGACTACAAGAATTTATGCTGAATCCAGGAATTCATATGGAACAGTTGGGTGGAACTCCATCTCAAACAATTAAAAGTGATGCAGGACTTATGTCAGCAAATAATAAAACATTTAATCTTAATGAAAGATATTACAAACATAAAAAAGAAACAGGAGATTATTCAGTTAAGGGCTGGGATCTTAACAGAAGAAGGGAAAATGAATGGCTACGATAGAAGAATTTTATAAATATACGGGAGTACCAGTAGATTTAAATAAATTTGAAACAATTTTTAATGAAACTGAATCTGATAAGTCTACAAGACATAACTATCATGAGATATATTCTGCTTTATTCTCAAATAGAGATTCTGTAAATAATATCCTTGAAGTTGGAATATATCGTGGAGGTTCTTTAAAGTCTTGGAAGCATTTATTTAATAATGCGAATATATTAGGTTTAGATTATGAAACCGCCTTTTTCTTTGAAGAAGATAGAATACAAACTATGTATGTTGATCAAAGGGATATTAGAACTTTTTATGATGTTTATGATTCTATTGGATCTAAAATGTACGATTTTATAGTTGACGATGGCTGTCATGATCCTATTGAAACTCTTACCACGTTTAATGCTGTCCTTCCTTGGCTTAATGTAAATGGTTGGATAGTAATTGAAGATATTAGATTGGTTGATGAAATTACTTGGCAAAAAGTATCTGATTCATTACCATCAAACTATATATCATTTTTGATTAACATGAATCATTTGCGTGATATGGAAAATGATCCACACAAACTAAAAGATAATATTGTTTTAGCAGTTAAGAGAATATCATGACCGAGCCAAAGTTTGGAATTATTGCTGTAGATTATGAAAATCATGTACCTAGACAGGGAATGATTGATGGTTTACAATCAATAGCAAATCAAACATATAAAAACTTTGATATTGTTATTTGTCATGATGGTCCAAAAAATAAACCTTATTCTGAAGAAATAGATTTTGCGGGGATGGGATTAAATCCTCACATTATTAATACATTTGAATGGAAGGGTGAGTGGGGTCATTACTCTAGAGATCATGCTATGAGATATGCGTATGAAAATATGCCAGATTGTGATTATTATATTCAATTTAATATAGATAATAAATTTGAACCTCATGCATTTCAAGTTATTGCAGACAAGATAAAAGAGACTAAATCTGATATAATTATATTTACAGTAAGACATTATAAGGCTGCTGGTGGTCAACCATTTAGAGGTATCCCACCAGTTAATTGTAATATTGATGTAATGCAAGTTGTAGCCAGCAAAGAAATGTGGGCTAAAACTAATTTTTGGTATAGGTATGAAGGCACAAGTGATGGCTTTATATATGAAAAAATGTGTAGTGAAAACAGCTGGATTAACATAGAAGAATGTCTAGGAGACAATTACTAATGAAGAGAGTACTACTAACAGGAGCATCAGGCTTTGTAGGAAGCCACGTTCTACGTCATTTTTTGGTGAACACAGATTGGGAAATAATTTGCCCAACTACCTTTACTCATAAAGGAATTCAAGATCGCATTCGTGTTGCTACTGATGGAATTGAAGATGCATTTAAGCGTGTTAAGGTTGTTAAAACAGATCTGACAGCACCTGTATCGCCAGTAACAGCAGCGGTGTGGGGAAGAATTGATTATGTAGTTAATGTAGCAAGTGAGAGCCATGTAAAGCGTAGCATTGATGATCCAGCAAACTTCATTCTTAATAATGTTGCTTTGATTTGTCATTTGCTAGATTGGGCTAGAACACAACCATCAATTGAAAAGATCATTCAAGTTTCAACAGATGAGGTATATGGACCAGCAGAGGCTGGTTATGAGCACAAGGAATGGGTTGATTTGCATCTTCCAAGTAATCCTTATGCAGCATCTAAAGCAGCACAAGAAGACATTTGCTTTGCATACTGGAGAACTTATGGACTTCCAATTGCGATTACAAATACAATGAATATCATTGGTGAAACTCAAGATTCAGAGAAGTATGTTCCAATGATAATTAAGAAGATATTTAATAATGAAGTTGTAACTGTTCATGGAGATGCTACAACAAGAGAAATTGGTAGCAGATATTTCCTTCACGCTAGAAATCAAGCAGATGGAATCCTACATGTTCTAAAGCAACCGTTTCCTAAATATGGTGAAGCAGCAGTTCCTGAAAAATGGAATATTGTTGGTAAGGATGAACTTACAAATCTTGAAATTGCACAAGCAGTTGCTAAGTGCATGAATAGAGAGCTTAAATATGAGATTGTAGACTTCAATAAGTCAAGACCAGGACATGACCTTAGATACGCTTTAAGCGGTGATAAGATGAAGGAATCTGGATGGGTTCCTCCATATTCATTTAAAGATTCGTTGCAGAAGACTGTAGATTGGACGTTGGCACATTCTGAATGGTTGGCATTATAAAAAAAATGACAATCAAGCCAACAAAAATCTTTGGATTTTATGAGATTAATATCCCTGTACATACTGATGATCGTGGTTCTTTTGAGCAATGGTTTACTCAGTATATGCATGAAGATGTAATAGGCAATTTTAATCCAGTACAAGCAAACACTTCAACTTCAAAGCAAGGTGTAATTCGTGGCATACATTACAGCACAGTTAGTGATGGACAAGCAAAAATGGTTAAATGTATTCATGGAAAAGTGCGGGATGTTGTTGTTGATATTAGAAAAGATTCAGATACATTTGGTCAATATGATTACATTGACCTAGAGGCTGGGACTGGACAAATTGCATTTATTGATGTAGGATTAGGTCATAGCTTTGAAGTATTAAGTGAATCAGCTACTATAGTTTATTTACTATCTTCTAAGTACTCTCCTTTCTTTGAGAAAGAGATTGATCCTTTGGATAAAGATTTAAATATAAATTGGATTACAAAAACTCCAATTTTGTCAGAAAAAGATAAAAAAGCAGAAAGTTTTTCAACATTCTCTGAAAGGTTAAGTAATGTTAAAGCCAGTTTATGATGATGTAAATGATTTTAATTGCAATGATCTTTATCTGCATGCTGTTGCAGCACCTGCAGGGCATAAGATATTAAAAAAATGTCATGAGATCGCTCACATGCTTATAGAAAAAAATATTTCATATGGCAATTCAGCGTTGGAACCTTTAAATATATTTTCTAAACAGAACGAAGTACAGGGGCTAGAAGCTAGAATTGATGATAAACTGAACCGTATTAAAAATAACCAAACGTATGGGGATGAAGGATATCTTGATGCTATAAAAGATTTAATAGGGTACTTGATTTTATTGCAAATATCGCTAGATGATAACTAAATCCATGATATAATTATTATATGTGCAGAATAGAAGATTGTAATAGGAAACTCTATAAGAAAACTAACGAGTGCTCTTATCATCGTCAAATAAGGTTATATGGCATTTGCTCATATCCTCATAAGACTATTATTCCTGCATATAATTTAAATGGTTTATGCCAGCAATGTAACTCTCGTGGAACTCCGTTAAAAATTTATACAAATTCTATATGTTTAAAATGTAATAAATCAAAAACACAAGCTCGTGGTCTATGCAATGGTTGTTTGAGAGAAGAAAATTATGGTAAATGTATAAATGGTTGTGACAGATATGCTAACGATAGACGTGGGTATTGTTCAAATTGTATTTTAAGAAATTTTGAAAAAAGAAAGGTTAAGGGGAGAGTACATAATTCCTCAACTCAAAAATGGTGTAACAGATGTGAAAAAATTTTATCTATTGATCAGTTTTATCCACAAACTTTGGGCGGTATAAAAAGAGCAAAATATTGTAAATCTTGCAATTCTTATACAGCAAGAATTAGAAAATTAGGGTATAATTATTCAGTAGAGAATGTTTTGCAAACATCTATGAATTTATGCGTTAAGTGTTATTCAGAGTTAGATATTTGGGAAGTAGATCATATTGTACCGAGGAGTCTTGGCGGGTCAGATATGGTTCATAATTTACAAATTATGTGTATAAAATGTAATAGAAAAAAAAGTAATAATGAATCTATTGATTATAGAAAATTTATTAATAAAGGAGAAGAACAAAATTCCAGTTTATGAATACACTTGCATAGAGTGTGATCAAGAAGTTGAGATTACAAGAGGGTTCAGTGATGAAGAATCCATTCCTTACTGTTCTAGTGGTCATCTTATGAAAAGATCGTATAGCACATTCGGCATCCAATTTAAGGGTGACGGATTCTACAGTACAGGCGGGTAATAAAATGGAAATAAGACCTTGGGGATTCTACACAATCCTTTCAGAATCATATGCTTATAAAATTAAGCATATATCAGTAAATCCAAATAGTAGATTGTCATATCAAAAACATTCACAAAGAGCAGAGCATTGGTTTATTTTGTCTGGCTTAGCAAATGTAACTATTGAAGGCGAAACATTTCCTGTAGGTGCAGGAGACACTGTTGATATAGAAATTGGTCAACTTCACAGAATTGAATCTTTAGATGATACAGTTGAGTTTATTGAAGTTCAAACAGGTTCTTATTTTGGCGAAGATGATATTGTTCGCTATGAGGATGACTATGACAGAGCTTGAGGTCGCTGGTCAATTTGATCAGATGAACAAAGTGATTGAAGAATTACTTAAGGGTAATACTCCAGCACAAATTGCTCGCACCTTAGAACTTACTCGTGTTCAAGTTGAAAATCATATTAAAAACTGGAAAGAGTTTATCCAAGATAATAGTGCAATTAAAGCACGTGCCAAAGAAGCACTTGTTGGTGCTGATGAGCATTATAGTATGTTGATCAAAGAAGCTTGGCGTACAGTAGAGCAAGCAGATGTTCAGGATGCATTGCCAGTAAAAACTCAAGCACTTAAACTTATTGCTGATATTGAAGCTAAGCGTATTGATATGCTTAACAAGGCGGGAGTCTTGGAAAGTAATGATATGGCAGATCAAATATTAGAGTCAGAAAGAAAGCAAGAAGTACTTGTTGGCATATTAAAAGAAGTTACAGCAAACTGTGATCATTGCAAATGGGAAGTATCTCGTAGATTATCACAAGTTACAGGACAAGTTGAGGCTGTTGTAATAGATGAATGATTTCAATGTATTTCTAGATGCATTAACTGGAGATGAATTTTCTGAAACTCCAGTTCCTCTGGAGCAATTTGTTACAGATAAAAAGTATCTAGGATTACCACCACTTTCTGAATATCAATATCAAATGATTCGTGCTTCCACACAAATTTATAAACGTGAAACACTTCATAAACTTTATGGTGATGAAGAAGGTGAAAAGATTTGGAAGCAAAATTGTTCTGAGGTTATTCTGCAACTTGGTAAAGGTTCTGGTAAAGACTATACATCTACGATTGCTTGTGCTTATATAGTTCATCTTCTATTATGTTTAAGTGATCCCGCACAATATTATGGCAAGCCACCAGGCGATGCTATTGATATTATTAACATTGCTATTAACGCAGTTCAGGCAAACCGTGTTTTCTTTAAAGGATTTAATCAGCGTATTGAAAAATCACCTTGGTTTCAAGGTAAGTATATTGCTAAAGCAAATATGGTTGAGTTTGATAAATCTGTTACAGTTCACTCAGGTCACTCAGAAAGAGAAGCTTGGGAAGGATATAACGTTCTAGTAATTATTCTTGATGAGATCTCAGGTTTTGAACTTGAATCAACATCTGGGCATGATCAGGCAAAGACTGCATCATCTATTTATAAAATGTATCGTGCCTCTGTAAACTCTCGTTTTCCAGATTTTGGTAAAGTAATTCTACTTTCTTTCCCACGCTTTAAGAATGACTATATTCAGCAAAAATATAACGAGGCGGTAGCTGAAAAGGAAGTCGTTCTTAGACACCATAAGTTTAAAGTAGATCCAGATCTTCCAGATGGTACAGAAGGTAATGAATTTGAAATTGAATGGGAAGAAGACCATATTGTTTCATATAAAGTACCAAGAATGTATGCTTTAAAAAGACCTACATGGGAAATTAACCCAACCCGTAAGATTGAAGATTTTACGATTGACTTTTATACAGATCCTACAGATGCCCTATCACGCTTTGCATGTATGCCACCAGATGCTACAGATGCTTTCTTTAAGAATCGTGCAGTGATTGAAAAAGCATTCAGTAATCCAAAACAAAATGTAGATAGTTATGGCAGATTTGATGATGACTTTAAACCTAAAGATGACAAAACTTATTTTATGCATGTGGACTTGGCTCAAAAACATGACCATTGTGCAGTAGCATTAGCACACATTGACGGCTGGGTTACAATGAAGATTGGTGAACAATACAAAGAAGCAGCACCTAGAGTTATTGTTGATGCTGTTAGATATTGGACACCTACTGCATCAAAGTCAGTTGATTTTACAGAAGTTAAAGATTATATTACAAGTGTAAGAGAGCGGGGATTTAATCTTAA